GTTCCGGTGTGACTGTTGTACCGGTAAACTCGAACACCTTCGAGGAATGCTCCGCCAAACGGCGCCAAATACGTTTCTGTAAGCACTGCAAGGGTGCATATTGTAACGCTCTGGGTTTCGTGATGACACGTACCTTCATCGGCTCAAGTATACAAGCCGGGATCGCCGTCGACTCTTCTTGACGGTAATCGAATGTGAATTTCGCTAATTCACTGTCAGGGATCCAATAACCACGAACTTCTTTCGGAGACATGCTCCGATTGAGGTTGTGTACGTATCCAAGAAACTCGTTGCTATTGACGAGAGCGAAGCTGACATGCAGCTGGGTCCCATCACCCATGGAGAACGGTGCATCCTCCATTACTAGCTTCGAAAATCCGTAGCCAACAGAACCGTTGGAGGCGAAGTTTGACTCAACAGTCGCCTTTGAGCTAACGGAGCTCACTCGGATAGGCTTGTCTAGGCAATTGGCTAAACCAAACGCCTTCATGGCAAGCAATCCCACCCGCCGTAAGTCATCGACGAAGTCGATGGCCCCTGGGCGCGTGAGACTGGCAGCATGGCCTCTCAGCTGTCGCGTCACCGCATCCAGCCTAACAGGCAACAACCCCTTCTTGAAACCTTGAAAAATCGTATAGATCTTCATCGTCACCGACGGTCTTGACCGATTGTTCACTCCCCTCGCTTGTCCCAACCATCGCCGAAAGGCCGGCGGTAGAAATCCAAGTCCCGGAATACCTTTCTTCGCGGGAGGTAGCTCTGTTCCAAAATGCTTCCCGAAGATCTCGTTCACAACATATTTCCATGTCGCGATTAACTTCCCTTGAAGAGAAAGATACTGTAACTTCAGGATGAACAACGCATCCTCCTCCCACTGACGCAAACCACATGGGTTTGCAGGCACCCCCAAGACCCACCGAAGCTCCTCAAAGCGACGGAAATGATCCTCCACCTCCGACCATAGCGATCCGATCACGGATTCACGAGTCTGAGTCACGCTCGGCCAGAACTTCCGCGTCCACGCTTGACGCTGTCGTACTGACAACAAATGACCATTCACGTTCGCTGGCGTGGCGTAATTAGCGCGACCACCCAGCCCCTGCGAAACTAAGATCCAGAACTCTGTGTTACCATCAAAGTCCCAT